TGCTGCGCTCGATCGCGTCGTCAAGCATCGGCAGCTCGCGACGGCAGAACAGAGCGTTGAAGCCAGAACCATAGAGAGCGGCTTTGACAGCATATTTTCCTAACACGCCGTCTGTTTTCCCGCCTCCCCGAGCACCCCCGAAGAATATTTCTCTAAAAGGGCAGTCAATCAGCGCTTTTTGGGGGCCTGCCTGAGGAGACCATGCAACCCTACGAAGCTGTTCCATGATCTTTGAGCCACTGCTCCTCATCGACAGGCTTGGCGCTCACCACGAAGTCAAGCGCACCGGTGATATCGACATCCAGTTTGTCGCCGTAGACCTTGGGCCTAAGCTTGGCTGCTACCCACTTGCGGGCCTCGATCTGCAGGCGCCGGTGCTCGATCATGTCCCCGGTTGAGGACTCGATCAGCTTGCCGTCAGCGTCGCGCTTCTCTTTCTTGCCAATCACCGGAGTGTTGGCGATGTCGACAATCTCGTCGAAGAGAGCGTCTGCCTGGGCCTCGCGTGCGCGCGCGTACTGGTCCCTGAAGTCGGCGTTGGCAGTCAACCACCTGAATACCGATGCTTTTGCCGGCATTCCCTTAGCGGAGCAGATGGACCTGAGGCTTTCACCGTTGGAAAGTCGATCGCAGATCTTATCCGCCGTCTTCTGGTCAAACGTGCTTTTTGCCATGGTGTCCGTGTTTGTTGGTTGCCGGCTTCTCCACTTCACACCGTTCATGAGGGCGACAAACCCGGAGCGGCGGTGCGGGTTCTTCACCCACGAGTGAAAGCTTGTTCCTCGTGCCGGTTGGCGAGGGGAAAAGACTCCGCTCCTTACGTGATGCGGAAGAGGATGGGGTTAGGCGGTGACGTGCTTGACGGCCCACATGACCGACTGCTCGGCATTCGTGAGGGCAAGTGACAGCTCGCGGCTCTTGCCCGTCTCGTTGATGATGTCGATCAGCGCCTGTCCGGCATCCTTGATCTTCAGCATCTGCGCCTTCTCTGCATCACTCAGGACACGGTAGGCATGGCGAACCGTGTTGTTCACGGTGCGGGCGTCGGATGAGCTGTCAACTTGAGCCATTGTTGCCTCTCTGGGTTATGGCATGAAAAAACCCGCTCACCGGTTAAGGTGGCGGGCTGTGATGGCTCAGGAAGGCGGAGCTTGGCGTTGCTCTCTTATCGCTGTCGCCCACTACGCCCAGTGGACCCGGCCTTCCCGATCTCTAAGCCGGAGCTTTGACACCCAGGCTTCTATTCCTGTCTGAATGCCGCGCCCGAATGTCTCGGGGGTCGATTGCCCTTTCCAGAGGAAGAGCAGGGTCAACGTGCGGCTTGCCGTCCGAAGCAATCCAGTGTGTGGCGTACTTCTCGGACGATACCTTTGTTGGTGATGTTTCTACGCTGTTTTGCGACACCCCGTCTAGTGGAATGCCTAGCCGAACCAAATGCTTACGGTTGAGAGCTAATGCAATTACTTGACATGACCTATTAATTTTCCTTTCGAATGTTCGGCGAACCATCTCATTTTTTGATAGGTACTGCTCCAAGAACATCCCTTTTCGGCTCTTGATGAAGCCGTAATCGTAGACCAGCTTGCGATCTTCCTCTTCCAGATAGCTGTTGATCCACGTCCAGGTCTCCTCCATCCGGCTCAGTGCGCCGGCGGAGATGACGCGGCGATAAGACGGCGCCCTGTCGTATTCCGTAGCGATGACGGCCGACACCATCTCGCTGAATGCTCCTTGGCTCATCCGAGGCCCGAGGGCTGCAGGTGAAGCCGCGAGGGTCTGGGCAGCCTCAATGATCCTGTCCCTTACCTGCTCATACGTCCAGTCTTGAAAGACTGCCATGTTCATGCCGCATCTCCTATCATATCGAGCAAATCGCCTTGCACCGGGTGGTAGAATTTCACTCCAATAAGCACGCGAAGCACATGGGTAGTTGGTATTCCGCAGTTCATGGCCTTTGCCTTGCGCCGAAGACTTCCGAGGTCGATGCCGTTGAAGTCACTGACGAGGGACGAGGACTTCACCAGCGCCGGGTTCTGGACGAGGATCGAGGATACCGCCTTGATCATGTCGGCGTAGAGCTCGGCCGCGTTCGCCTTTGTTCCTGTCATCAGCATGAAGACGAGCTTCAGGTGATCCTCACCGTATTCCCTGCCGATCTCGCGCACCGTGGGCTTGCAGTAGCACTCGAACGGCTTGCGGCTCGTGGGGCTATGCAGATGCCCGTCGAACAGCTTGACGCCGCACTGACGGGCAACCTTGTAGATATCGCAGCGGAACGGCAGGGGATGGTTCATTCCTTCCCCTTCCTCGTCCAGCCGTGTTCCTTCGCCAAGCGCCTGATGCTTCGGTCAGAGAGCCCATACCAAGCGACGAGCCGCCGGACGCCGTTGCCTGCCTCCCAATCGCGGCGCAGATCGGCCATGTTGACCCGTGCTGAGCGAGAGGTGTTATTCCTGTCGCGCCGGTCGCGTTCCCACTTCTCGATCTTGATGACAGCGGTTATGGCGCGCGGCGAGACCCCGAACTTGACGCCGAGAGCCTCAAGCGAAGATCCTGCCTTGTAATCTCGGTTGACGGACGCATTGAGTTCCCGATCTTTCAAAAGCCGTTCCAGGCTGTTGAGCTTCTCCGGTGGCTCCTTGCCCAACATCTTCACGACACGCTGCACGCCGGCGATGATGGTGGTGTGATCTCTGTTGCCGAATTCCCGAGCTATGCGCGGATATGAAAGCCCGAGCTTCGTCTTCATCTCGTACCAGATGATCTGGCGAGGCTCTGTAAGGCTCCGCAACATGCTCGGGCCGGTGATCTCGTGATAGTCGACGCAAAGCTCGATGCACCGCTTGATGACGTATTCCTTGTACCGGTTCGACTTGACCGTGATCCGGTGCCACTGCCAGTCCTTCTCGTGCTCGTCGAACTGGATCTCTTGTCGCTGCCACAGAGGACGCGGTGCAGCGCGGTTGACGACGACCAGCTCTACCGGAGGCTTCTTCGGTCGGAACGCGTTGGCGGGGTGCAGGAGCCTTTGCCTGATAGCGTACGCGTTGGCGACGTTCTCGGCGCCGGATGAGTAGTGTCTGACGGCGATGGTCATGCTGCTGCCTCCTGGGCTTGCTTGGCTTTGAGGATTGCGATGCAGAGCGCGATTGCTTGGCGTCCCGGTGGGCGGAGGTCGACGTCGGTGATATCCGTCCAGTCGATTTCCTGATTGAATTCCTGCTTCAGGCGTTCGCCGTGCTCTGGGCTATTGAAGTCGGGAAACACCCACGCGTCATCCGATACGCAGCAAGTAGCTACACGCCAACCCCATCCGGGTAAGGCCCGCTGGCAAAGCTCTACAGCGGCATCGATGGATGAGGTGAACTCAGGGCTATCCCAGACCATACCGAGGTCGCCGTTATCATGCTGGAGGCCACACATACCGCGAGCCTGTTTATGATGAGCCCACGTCGGAAACTTTCTCCAAGCCCACTCATAGCCGGGTTCCCGCATCTTCTTCGAGCCAACCCGAAAGATCGCATCCAGGCGAGCATCGATCCATCGGTCTGGGTGCTCGCTGCCTTCTAGCCGTTCAATAAGCTCTGCTATCGTCATGCGCCTACTCTCTCGACGACAGTCAGCCGCTCCTTGCCACGCTGCCGGACAAATGGCTTAAGGTTGGAAAAGAGAGCGTCGGCGCCCGATCGAGGCTGCAGGGTTTCGCCGTCGCGGACGAGGTGGCCGTTGAAATAGGCAAGCAGGTGCCGGTTGACCGCGCGAAGAGCCTCGACCTCGGTCGGGAACACATGAGGCTTCCGCCCCTCGCCCATGATCGGCTTCGGGTGACCGTCTCTCGCAAAGCGAAGCATGCCCCAATGGCCGCCTGGGACTGATTTTGTGTAGCCTGCGAACTCGTTCATGCGAACAGCTCCCTTCCATTATATTGTTCTCTGAAATCGGGCCCGTAGCTGGTGGTCGCGCCGGTCCACCGGATCTCTCGGCGCCGCGGGAACTCGTTTTCACGAGACAGAGCGAGGATCAGCTCGGCTTTGCCGGTGACGTCGTTCATCGCCGCTTCCCAGATCGCGTAGTCCTCGGTGCCCTGCTCCGGCTCCATGGCGGCTACGATCGGGCGAGCTTGGAAGGTGATGACCGCGTGGTCGGCATCCTTGTCGATGTTGCCGAGCAGGCTCTTGTAGGTCGGCCGACGGCGCATCGCTGAGTGCAGGCGGTCGCGGTAGCTGGTCCTGCCGTAGCTCTCCTGATAGCCCGTCGTCTTGTTGACGTGGGTGAGCGCAACGATCGGGATACCGTGCTTCATGGCGATATCTTTGAGCGTCGACGTCGCTCGGTTCGCCTTCTTGAAGTCATCGGCTTCATCCATCTTTCCGGTCCATGCCAGCTTCAGGATGTGGTCGACGACGAAGCCTTCGATGCCATGCTCGCCGCGGAGACGCTTGATGCGATCGTCAATCTGGTCGAGCGTGAGGCGTTGGCAGTTGATGTCGATGTACTGGAGGCGCTTCATGTCCGCGCCGGCCTTCACCAACTCCTGCATCTCGTATTCGCTGACCTGCCCTGCCTTCTGACGCTTGGCAGAGATCCCGGTTCGGCGGGCCTTTTCGCGAAGGATGATCTGATCGCGAGGCATCTCGCCGCTATTCCCGGCGATCGGGTGCTTCTCTGCGATGTTGAAGAACGCCTGCCAAGCGAGAGCCGACTTACCCTGCTTCACGTCACCACCGAGGATGATGAGGTTTCCCGGCTGCCAGAGACCGGTGAGCGAGGTCAGCTCCTCAATACCAGGATCAATGCCGGTCAGGTCGCGGCCGCTCATCGCGTCGGCTGTCGAATCCAGCGTCTTGTCGATCGCGTCGCCGAAGTTCTCGGTCGGCTCGTTGCGCTCCTGTACCGAGGTGACGATCGCTGTCAGGCGCTCTCGGCATTCCTTGATGCGGTCGATGAACTCGAGCTCGTCCTGTGCCTTGGCGCCGGCGAAATAAGCCTCGTCGGCAATGGTCATCGCTTCACGGCGGTTGAAGTATCCCGTGATGGCGTCGGCGAAGTCCGGCACGTTCATGACGTTGACGGCTTCCATCGCGAGACGCGCCAGGTACTGCGCCACCGTCATGTCACCGACTTTAGACGTTGCCACCTCTGGCGGCATGAAGGACCGGACCGTTACCGGGTTCATGCCCTTCTTGGCCTCGCGACCCCTCAGGATCGCCTCGAAGATCTGGCGATGGATCGCCTCGAAGAAATGCTCGGATGCAAAGCCGGCCGGGATCTTGTCCAAGGCAGCGTTGTTCATGAGGATGGCGCCGAGGAGCGCCTGCTCTGCTTCGATGTTCGCTGGGGATTGTTCTCTACGGTTGGCGTTCAAGCTGCTTCTCCGAATTTTCCAGCCTCGTTGCCGAAGTGGTCCCAGCCTGGGCGATTGGTGCGGGAGTAGAGTTCGAGGCGGCGCGCGTTCGGCATCAGCAACTCGGCGGCGCGGTAAGCTTCCTCAGGCTTGCGGGAGTGTTCACGGGCGAGTCCGGTGAACCCGGATCGGACCGACTTGGAGGTCTTAGGCTTGCCGCGCGTACCGATCAGGAAAGGCTCGTTGCTGGAGCGAAGGACGTAGCCCGTCCCAAAGGCTATCTTGCCGTTGACGGTCGTCTTCAACCATGTGCCGGCTGTCTTGTATTCGAAGCCTTGCGCCTTCATGACCTCGATGGCCTGCGGCAGCATGGGGTTCGTTGCCCACATCCAATGGATGCAATGCTCTTTGCAAAGGTCCAGGACCGGCAACGCTTTGATCTCGTCGAGCGACATCACCGAGTAGTGAGCTTGCGCCGACTTGCCTTCGCCCTTGCTGGAGAAGAGCGCGAAGCTCCACGCGAAATCGGACATGATGAAATCGTAGGAGTGAGGTTGCAGGTCGCCCCATGGCCAGTTGAACAGGATCACCAGACCTTCCTCCCGTTTTTCCAGACCTTGAGCGTGACCGTGTTGACGTTGGTGCCTACGCTCGAGAAGGAGTTGCTAGGGTTGTCGGAGCAGCAGCCATTCATCCTCGCGATATGCTCGCGGAAAGCGGTCGCCTTCTTGCTCTCCGCAAACTCGGTGTGTGCTGACATGATCGCGACCAGTAAACCGCCTTCGTTCAGGAATTTCAGCGCATGCATGACGTGGTCGATGTCGCGTTCCCGATCGAAAGGCGGGTTCATGATGACGCGGTCGTACAAGCCCGTAGTCTCAGGCTTGAGAGACAGGAAGTCAGCGCACGTCACGCGGCTGTAGATGCCGGACGCTTTTAGATCGTTGGCGAGATGTGGCTGGAATTCGATGCAGTCGACCCGAGCACCAGCCTTGACCGCCAACTTCGCGAGTTGGCCGGTACCCGCTGACGGCTCGAGAACACGAAGGACGCCGTCGCGGCTGTACAGGCTGGCGAGATCGATGGTGCGAGCGGCAAGCGCATCCGGCGTTGGGAAGAAACCGAAGTTGCGCGCCATCTCCCGCTTCGGCTCATGCAGCCCACCCTCGTCTTCGGCGTGCTTGCGTTCTTCAGGGATGACCTCGCCGTAGTACTCTCCGATCATCCGGTTAGCTTTGGTGACCAGATCCTCGCGCTTGAACCAGAGGTGCGCGTTACCGTTCTTGAATATCCGGACGGTGTAGAACTCGCTTTCAACTTCGCTCTGCCGTGCGCCTCGGCCGTCGATCCGGCGGGCGTTGTCCAATTCACCCACGATACCCGCATAGTCAGCAACCGGCTTCCGGCCATCAAGGATAAGGAAGGTCCGCTCTATGTCCTGCAGCGTCGACCGGTGGTCGCGATAGTAGTTCCACCAGCCGTCCACACCGAACATGCCGTTGAGGATGACGCGGCTGCCGATCTTCCAGCCGCTGTGCGAGCGGAAGCGGCGATCGAGATTGGAGAACATTTCCGCGATGCCACGGCGGAAGATCATCCCCGCCTCAGCCATGAAGTGCTCCAGCGTGGCGTAAGCGTTCTCTTCTGTGAATTCCGGGGCGTCGGTCATGAGCTGCTGTCGCAGATCGTCCTTCGCCTTCTTGTCCATGAGGTGATTGAGTTCAGTCGAATGGATAACCGAATCCCAAACACGTCCGTCGATGTAGTGACGGTCGGTCATGTCCTTCACGTCATGCGTAGAGAACAAGCCGGCGGCGAATGGCGCGGCTACCTTGAGGATACGCGCTGCTTCGGCCATCTGCTCCTTGGCTTCTTCCTCCGCCACCCTGGCGCGTTGGAAGGCTGAAAGGGCCGCGTCTCGGTGGCGGGCAACCTCGGCGATCGATGCGCGTGTGATAAGCTGGTTCATGCCGCTCCCTGTCGCTCGTTTCTCTGCTGCACAAGCTGGATAAATTGTGGATGATATTCATCATTGATTGGATTGGCGGCGCGCCAGCAGATAGCCAAGGCGCAGGCGTCAGCGGCGTTGTGCGCGAGAGATGCCGGCTTAGGAAGGGCGATACCCATTTTCTCACAAGCATCGACGCATGCCTGTTTCCAGAGGTATTCAATCCTTTCCGTCTTCCCGGTCTTTGGGTCTGGCTTCTTCAGTTTATGGATCTTGAAAGGCGGCTTGAACCCTCTGCCAAAGAAAGGGACATGCCATGACTGAGGCGCTATGCGGACAACCGGGATACCGTATATGCCTAGAATGCCGCAGAAGGCTTGCGCTGCCCCCCAGGGATAGATTACGCCGTCGAGATTGTTGCCCATGCTATTAAGGGACTGCTGCTCGACTACGCCGATGTCAGGCTTGCCCCTCTCCTTGATGAGCTTGACGATCTTCCGCTGTATCTGGACGCTGAACCAGTAGTGGTCGCAGTCTTCAGGCATGCGCAAGATGTCGCACCAAATCGATGAGTGGTGGCGTTCAGTGTGCCATTCGGATATTCCGCTCGTCTTTGACGGATCAAATCCCCAAACCTTCATCACCAAGCCCTCCCCACGCTGGTAGCCTTGCGCTCGGACTCGGTGCCTCGCCCACGGGACACGGCGGCATGCACGCCGCAATAGGAGCCCTTGATCCGCCGGCCGCAGCAGCAGAGCATGTGCGGCCCGATGTTGTCGTCGATCGGGAACTTGCAGTGACGCTGCTCCAGCAACGCGAATTCGACCGGCACGACCACTTCCGGAATTTCAGGCTCCGGGGTGAAGATCACGGGCTCAGCCTCGTCGCAGGCAACAGGTCGGGGCGAACGCGGCACGCTCTTCGGGGCCTTGCCTGCCTGCCTTGATGGTTTTCCGCGACTGCCGGCCAGCGCGATCTCCATCCGCGACGCTTTGCCGATAACGGAGTTCCGAGACGTGCCGAGCTTGCAGCCGATCTCGTTTGCTGAGTGCCCCTCGGCAACCATCTGACGGAGGATGGCGATGTTTTGATCTGTCCATGAGAAAGGAGAACGCAGCATATCGACCTCCTCAGACCAGCGACTGCAGGCGCTTGTAGTGGCGCTCCACAGCCATGAACGGCATCTTCATGATCGAGGCGCAGGCCGCGACCTTGTACTTTCGGCGCATCAGGTCGAGGAGCTGAACGTCGTGTTCCGGCCGCCAGCGCTGTGCCGAGCCGGGTGTGCGAATGCGAATGCTCGCATCCTTGATCGCGTTGCCATCGGAGGCATCGGCCATCACGATCTTGTAGCCTTTACCCCAGACGGTCTCGACAACCAGACCGACATCGGCAAGCGCCGGCCGGATCTTGCAGATCATCACGTCGATGATCTTCATGTCCGGGCCTTCTCCGTGCTCGTCGAGGAAGACGTCGGAGTAGATGGTTCCCTTCTCCGCCATGCGCGGGAAGCAATCAATCAGGTACTTGGCGAGGGTGAACTGCTGACGGCTGAGTTTCACCGTCTTGTCGCCGTTGGTGATCTGGCAACCGATGCTGTCGACCAGGATGTTGACGTCATCGACGAACTGCAGGCAACAGGGACAAATGATGGAATTGCGTCTCGCCGGGGCGGCAATCTCTTGGTCAGCTACATCCGCTTGCATGATGGAACCTCTGGTGGGAGAGAGAAAGCCCGAGGCATTTGCGCCTCGGGAGTTTGACGGCCGCGCTTGGGAGGAGGATGGCGGCCGTGCAGGGAACGGGTTAAGCGGCATCCGAGAAAGGATCGTCGCCAGTGGCTGCCGGCTCTTCGTTGGTCACCGAAGCCTGAACAATCGCCATGATGTCTGGCAGGTCGGTCTCGAATTCGGTCTTTCCGGCGTCGTAGGACTCCAGCCAGAGCTTGTCGTCGACGCTGCCGCCGTCGTAGTTGGATACGCGGTCCAGGCCGAGCATTCCGGCCTTATAGCCCTTGGCTCTGATGAGCTGCTCGCGGTCGACGCGGTCCACTTGCTTGAGAAGGTCGCCGCCGCTGGTCGACGGGATGAGGCCAAGCCACTCGAGGTTTTCACGATCCGACTTAAGCCGATCTACCGGCTTCTGATCGTCCTCGCCGAAATGGGCCTTGAGGTAGTGATCAAACTTCTGGCCGGTGAACGTCGGGTCGGCGCCCTTGGCAAGCTTCCGGTTGGCGGACTTATCCGCCGCTGCTGCCCGCCGCGCTGTCTCCGCGGCAAGCTCCTTGCGGAAGTGGTATGCGAACAGCTTCTGCCGCTGCTCGTCGCTCAAACGCTTGTTGTCACCGGCTATTGGCATTCGTCACCTTCCTTCTTTTGCTCGCCTGACCTTTTCAGCCAGAGCTTCAACTTCACTAACCAAATCCTCAAAGCGATCATCCTGTCCTCGTACTTCCGCGACCTCCCGCTTAAGGTCGCTAATCTGTTGCTCGCAGTAGTCGAGGTACGCAGTCCGGATGGTGTTGAAGGCGTCGATGGTGATCGACTTTGCCCTGCCCGCACGCAGGTGCATGATCTGCCAGAACGACAGCCCGTGCTTCCGGGCCAACCTCCGAATTGCGTTCTCAACGTCTCCATTTCCGGCGGTTTCCCGCTCGACCATCCTCCTCACATATTCACTTGCAATCGCCGTACTCATGACTTTCGATCCCTGCTTTTTTGATGCTTGTTCGTGAATGAAATTCTCTGACATCGTGAATGTGCTCCATGCCGCAATGAGTTAGCTTCTGAATGTCGGAAGCAGGCGGCTAGGAGAGGTACAGAGTTCAGCCGCCGCCCTGCGGATGACCCTGGTAGGAAGCCCGAACGCTGAGATTGAGACCCGAGGCGTCTGGGCACTGAAAATGATTGAAATGGAGAGCGCCTTCGGGCGCGCCAGAAATCGAATTATCGGTTGGCTTCTCTTTCTTGCCGAAGAGAGCCCGAGCGCAGAGACCGAAGAAGCATGCGCCACCTATGCAGAAGAACAGCCCTTGAAAGAAAACGCTCATGAGCTCGTCTTCCCTGGTCTTTGCACCATCGGTCGTGTGTCAGGCGTCCGGTGCTCGATTGCGTTCTGCGCGAGGGCGTCTTCGCCGGTGGAGAGCTTCGTCATGCCGGATCTCCATCGATCGCCGCGAGCAAGAAGTCGCAGAACAGGACGAGGAAGGCGCCGGCCGTCATAAACGACAGGATCGGATCGATCGGCCAGAGGATCATTGATGCCTTACTTCCCGCAAAGATGCAGAGAACAGCGGCGATGGTGTCAAGAAGGCGATGTCCGGTCACGCTCCACTCCCGCAGTCTTCGAGGATGATGTGGGTGGCGGGGTGGACGCTCATTCGGTCCTGCACCCCGCCGGAGGCTTCGGATTCCGACGCCTCCTCATCCGACCTGTTTTCAATCTCGGGCCGGCACGTAGAGGCTATGCCGGGGCGAGAAATAGCAGCGTCGGTTTCAGTGAATGGATGTTCAGGCGTGACGAAGTGCTGCCAAGCGACAGGAACCTCGTTCGTGCCAAGCCCTGCCCAACGCGCGGGGCTGAATTTCGTTTTCTCAAGCCAGTAGGACTTGATGACCCGGCCGCACTGCGTGGCAAGCCAGACTGGAGCGATGACCGTCTCGTCGAAGGGGCGCTCTTCGCCCTTGACCGTCCGGACGATTGTCACGGCCTTGCCGCGCGGGGCTTCATCGATGTTGAAGGACCAGGTCATGCCGCGCCCTTCCGCTGGATGTACGACAAGCCTTTCCCGGTCACTAGGGTCTGCGTGTAGGTATGGCTTTCGCCCCGCTTGTCCTTGTATTGCTTCTCGACCATGCGGAAGTGTCCGGCTTCGATAGCGGTCTGATACGGTTGGTTATCAGCCATCAGAAGACCGAGTTCGCGAAGGCGTTTGAAGAGCCGGTTCTGTCCGGTGCCAAGAACCTTCGCAGCTTCCTGCACGGTCTGGCAGTTGATTGCAGACGCTACGGCGTCATGGAACTCTGCCTTCGGCTCAAGGCTGACAATCAGCGCTTTCTGCTCTTCAACACGGTCAGCGAGGTCAGCAGCGAGCCTCAACGCCTCGGGAAGCGTTCTTGGGACAAGAAACGTGACATTAGACCCGCTGGACTGGCCCTCAAGCTCCATCCACCGGTCAATGACCTTCTTGCGGAGCGGGATGCTGTAACCTGTGATGAGCGTCATCGTCAGGTCGCGGGGAAGATTGAAACAAGGAAGAGACTTGCCGTTCCCTCCGAGATAGGAGCCCTGAAAACTCAGGGCTGGCATATCAAGCTGGGCGAGCATGTTCTTGATGTCCGCCATTACGTTGTCATGGCGCTTTTCGCAAAGCTCCGCGATCTCTTGGCTGGACATAGTGATTGGTGCGGCCGCCGGGATCATGTTCACTCTGCGGCCTCCGTCTGTTTAGCAACGGCGGATGCCAGAACCTCAAGCGTCACGCCGCGGATTTCGCGAGCAGCAGCCTTGTACGTGACAGTCAGCCAGTGTTCCGGGGGGATGGAAGCGCGACGACGCATGGCTTTCGCGGTTCCATATTGCACGCCCAGGTCATCGGCAAAGTCCGACAGAGAGGGCCATTTGTTGATGATTTCAGCGTGTGTCATGACGCATAGGGTATTTATTGTACCCCGAAAGTCAAGTAGCCCATGGCATTACTTGTACCCTGAATCAGGGTATTTTTTGTAACATGCTGAAAGATCAAGAACAATTTGAACGCGAGGAACGGGCAAAGAGGCTCGTGTTGGCTCGCAAGAACGCCGGCTTTTCCGGGCCGAAGGCTATTGTCGATCGCTTCGGGTGGAATGCGAACAACTACAAAGCTCACGAGTCTGGAAGGAATGGTTTCGGGATTGCCGATGCGAAGAAGTACGCAAACGCCTTCAAGGTGAACTTGAACTGGCTGCAGTTCGGCACAGGCGATCCACTCGACCCCGAGGATGCGCCGGTGACTGTGACTGACGTTCCAAAGATATCGTGGGTCAGTGCCGGCCAGCTCACAGAGCAGGACCAGGTAATGGATCTATCCGAGCACCCGACCATTGCCGCGCTCGACCTACCGGACGGCGACTGGATTGCGCTGGAAGTCGTTGGCGATTCGATGAATAAGATTTCGCCACCAGGCTCTATTATCTTCGTCAATCGACGAGACAAGCGCCTGGCTCCAAACGCTCTTTACGTGGTGGCCGATGAAACCGGCGCCGCGACTTACAAGCGCTATCGCCCGAACGATGACCCGCCGTTCCAGCCGGCATCCTATGAAGATGTTGATCCACCAAATTTTTATGGAGCGGTACACGTCGTTGGCCGAGTGCGCCGCTCCATAATCGAGATGTAGGTCTGATCAGCTTCTGATTGCCAGGACCGCCTTGGCCCTGGCGCTCGGAGGGTCTGCGGTGCATGACCGCAGATAGGCTTCGCGCCCTCCTGAACGATGCATGATGGCATGGCTGTGCATCTCAACACTCATTTCTTTGGACAAAGCCAGGAGCTCAAGCCAAAGGAAAGTGTAGTAGTGATCAAGCTCTTCGCGAGAAACCGGCGGGTCATTCGCCGATGCTATGGCGATGGACGGAACAACACTGGCCGCCGCCGCCCCTCCAATGAATAAGCGGCGAGTAATGCAAGTTTGCACGTCACCAGGTTTAGTGTTAGTTTCCATCCCAGAAATCCTTCTAAAGGGCTTTCAGACAAAAGGGCGAAGCAGGTTTCCTAGGCCGTTGCTTCGCCCTTTTCCTTTTCTGCTTTCATCGCTTCACGAAGTATAAATACGATCTCGGCATTCTGAGACCGCATATTCTTTGTGGCTTGCGCTTCTATCCATTGCTTAACGTCTTCAGGCATTCGAAGCCCGAAAGGCGGGATACCTACCAAAGTGTCCTCCTTGAAACCGGTGAATGACTTCACCGTGTAACTATGGCTACACCTTGTAACGATTGCGGTCAACTACACATTAGCTACAAACTGATACTATGAGCAGAAAGAAAACCCCGAGCGAGAAAATAGGCAACATCGCACCGTTTGGATTGCGAATGTTGCCCGACCTAAAAGCCCGAATAGAGGAGGCTGCCGCCGAAAACGGTCGCTCTCTCAACGCGGAGATCGTAGCTCGATTGGAGCAGAGCCTGGATCCTCTTATTGTCAACGTGCGCAATACCGGAGACATCTACGGCGAGCTGGAGAAGATTGTTCAGCGTACGATTCGCACGGTGCGCGAGGAAGAGAGAAAGGCCGGGTTGCCTCCTCTACCGAACGACCGTCCGCAAACCAAGCCAGGCGCCACCGCTCAACCTGACGCACTAGTCCGAAATCCGGACGGAACATACACTGTCGTCGAGGTGAAGGTTGCGAAGGAAGATCCTGACTTCGACCCAGATCTACCAAAACCCACACACGGCGGGAGAGGTAGCGGCGGGTTCGGCGGCAAGATGAAGCCTTAGCCTAGTCCTTCAAACCATTGGCGATGTGCCGGATATAAGCGACTGCATCTTCCCTGCTAGCGAAAGGAACCTGCACGTTTTTCGTCGCGGTGATCCTTCGCAACTCGGTCGCGAACTCCTCATAGGAGAGTTCCGAAGAAAGCGGCCCGCGGCCGGTCTTGCGCAGCCAGTTGTTGACTTTAAGCCTAGCGCTGAAATTGTTCATGCGCATGTATCACTCCCCATCTTCTGTCTCAGTTCTCTACTTCATCTCTTCCTTCAGGTCTTGAAGGTTGCGAGAGGGAGGGTTCCGGCCATAGCTTCCCCCTACCCCATGGAACCAAATCCATGAGGCGGGGAAACCATGGCCAAGTCCTGAAGGCCGGAGCCGGGATGGGACACGTGCCAGAGGGGCTACTAACCAACCTCGTCCTGATTTTCTGACAGCGCACTTAAGGACTTTCGCTTCCCGCGCCGTGGGCTTCATCAGCTCGGGAGTTGCACCCGGTCGCCCATCACTTGAGCCTAGACATACGCCTACGATTCGTACCCCGTCAACAGACAAGGTATTTTTTGTACCTGATGAGTTGACAGGTCAGGGTACTATATGTACCTTCTCCTCATCAGCCGACGACGACTGACCGCCCGAAAGGGACCAAGCGAAACGTCGATCGGCGCAAATGGAGATGAGGGCAACCATGAAATTCGATGTACTCGACAGGTTCACAGGCGAAGTGAAGTTCACGGCGGAGATCGATTGCGCAGATAGCGCGTTGCCTTCTCTCAAGCTTGGTTTGGCCGTGAAGTGGGCGATCAAGGAAAAGGCCGACCTGCGCTCCGCCGACCTGCGCTCCGCCGACCTGAGCTCCGCCAACCTGAGCTCCGCCGACCTGCGCTCCGCCAACCTGCGCTCCGCCGACCTGCGCTCCGCCGACCTGATCTCCGCCGACCTGAGCTCCGCCAACCTGAGCTCCGCCAACCTGAGCTCCGCCGACCTGCGCTCCGCCAACCTGCGCTCCGCCAACCTGAGCTCCGCCAACCTGAGCTCCGCCAACCTGAGCTCCGCCAACCTGCGCTCCGCCGACCTGCGCTCCGCCGACCTGATCTCCGCCGACCTGAGCTCCGCCAACCTGAGCTCCGCCAACCTGCGCTACGCCAACCTGCGCTACGCCGACCTGAGCTCCGCCAACCTGCGCTACGCCGACCTGAGCTCCGCCAACCTGAGCTCCGCCAAGAATGCTGAACTGGCTATCGCGATGACGCGCATTCTTCCTGAAGGCGATCTGATCGGCTGGAAGAAGTGCGAGAGCGACGTGATCGTCAAACTCCGCATTCCGGCTGAAGCGAAGCGCTCTCATGCGTTCGGGCGCAAGTGCCGCGCTGAATACGCCGATGTTCTGGAAGTGATCGGCGGCGAAGTAGGCATCTCCATGCACGATGGCCAGACAAAATACGAAGCTGGCCAGCGCGTCGTGCCAGACAAATTCGATGAGAACTGGGTCGAGGAGTGCTCCTCCGGCATCCACTTCTTCATCACCAAGGCTGAGGCGGAGGCGTATGTCTGATGGACACCTTCACCACCGTCACCCGCTTCAACGTCGAGCGCGCATCGTCTGGCACGGCGCTTTACCTCGCCTACGACGCTGACCTTCGCGAAACGTTCTGGACAGGCAACCCCGATCTCGTCGAGCCGACCGAATACGAGACGGAAGACGAGGCTCAGGACGCCGCAGACGAGCACGGCGGAGAGGTGTTCAAGTTCGAACGCCTGACGCGCCGGACCGATCAGGAGAGCTTCACCGGACACAACGCTGCAGCTCGGCTTGAGCGCACCCTTCAGGAGGCTGCGGAATGATCACCAAGAAGACAATCGAACTCGTGAGCGTTTGCTCTGATGCCGAGATAATCGCCAAGTCGGCGCATGCTGCCTACTGGCTTTCTTACAGCCCCGGTGCCGACGAGAGCGGCGGACTCGGCATCCAAGAGCGAGAGATCATCGACCACTTCAAGGCAATCGCTGACAAGCTCGGTTACCGCGTTGAGAAGATCGAAGCTGAGGAGGTGGCGTGATGACCAGGATCAACACAGGTGGTCCGGCCTTCCCAGGTCAACATAGTTACATCGACGGGATGCCTTCTGATTACGAAGGAATGAACCTTCGAAACTGGTTCGCAGGCAACGCTATCGGCGCCGTTGTGGTGCAGTGCGCTAATGATCTTCGGTTCCTCGAAGGAATGACACCGGCTGAATACTTCGCGAACAAGGCCTTCGATATCGCTGACGCGATGATTGCCAAGAGCAAGGCTGCCGATAAGGCCAACGCTGAGGCTCGCGAGAAGGAGTACGGCGATGATCGTCCCTTCTGACCTCTGCCACATGCGCGGGATCGAATGCGCCTGCCCTGCCGGCACCTGCCAGCAGCATCCCAAGGCCGCAGCCGTTCCTTTCATCCGCCCGACCAACCGGGACATGCTCGTCGTTTTCGTCACGTGCGTCGTCATCGCCGTCATCGTCGGCGGGACGTATCAGGCGCTCCGAATCCAGGAACATCAATTTCAACTTCAAGAGAGGGTATGATGGCTGACACTTCGGTCAAGAACACTCATGTAGAGGCTCTGAAGGAGCAATCGAAGTACATCCCCGACGGCATCTATTTCGGGATGCCGGACACTGTCTATCATGCCGATCCGGCGCTTGGATCGACCGGCATCAAGAAGCTGATCGACAACGCTCCGGATTACTGGTGGGACTCGCCGCTCAATCCGGCTCGCCCCGAAGACGACGACACACCGGCCAAGGTATTCGGTCGCCAGTTCCATCAATGCGTTCTGGAAGGTGTCGACAAGTTCAAGGCCGGTCACGCGCCGCAGCACCTTCCAGGCAATCGCAAAGACGGCATGGACGAGATCGCCAAGATCAAGGAGGCCGGGAAGGTTCCGGTCAAGTTCAAGGACTATGCCAAGATCCTTGCAGCCTCGGCCTTCATCAAGGCGAACAAGACCCTCGCCAATGCCTTTGAAGGCGGTGTGCCGGAAGTGTCGGTCTTCTGGACCGAGGGCGGCATTCGTTACAAGGTCCGGCTCGACTACCTGAAGATGAACGCCATTGCCGACTTGAAGTCGCTGGCGAACATGTACGGCAAGGAGTTCAGCAGGGCCTGCCGCGATGCTGTCGCCGGATACGACTACATCGTCTCGGCCGAGCATTACCGTCACGGTCGCATGCAGATGTCCCGCCTGATTAAGGAGGGCAAGGTCTACAACGTTCCGGAAGACATGATGCCATGGCTGATTAACGTCGCCGGCAACAAGACCTTCGCCTTCGTCTTCGTCTTCTACCAGAAGGACGGCGCTCCGATCTCGCACGGGATAAAGCTTTCGCCGGGTAACCCGCTCTTCGGCTACGCCCGCCAGATGATCGTCAAGGCGATCGACAACTACAACCGCTACCTGGCCGAGTTCGGGACCGATTCCGCATGGGTTCCGACCACGCAGCTCGACGAGCTCGATGAGACCGATTTGCCGGTCTGGTACCAGCAGCGCCTCACAACCGGAGCTTAATCAATGAACCAGCTTGCAACACAGCAGCAGACGACTGCGCCGGCGAAGCGTGAACGCATCGACGTCATGGACGCGGTACCTTTGCTCGATACCGGCCGTTTTGAGCATATGCAGCGCGTGGCGACAGTGATGGCTCGCTCCACGCTGATGCCGGAAAGCCTCTACATGGAGGGCAAGAGGGACGAGAAGACGATGCTCCCCTACGAGCAGATCCTGTCCAACTGCTTCCTTGTGGTCAATCAGGCCGTTCGTTGGGGCCTTGATCCTTTTGCCGTCGCTCAGTGCGTTTCGGTCGTTCACGGTAAGCTCTGCTACGAGGGGAAGCTGGTTTCCGCTGTCCTGCAGGCCAAAATGGGCATGAGCCTTCACCACCACTTTATCGGAGAGGGGGAGGCCATGCGCATCTATCTCAGCGACAAGCCGCTTACCGAAGAAGTCGTAAAATTGCTGAAGCCTGGCTACCGACGTCAGGACATGCGCATCTTTGACGGTTCGGTTGCCGAGTGGAAGACAACGGGCGCTGGTACGCCTTGGACGGCCAAGAACTTCCCGCGGATGCTCATCTATCGCGGTACGCGCGATTGGTGCCGCATATACGAACCGGCGCTCATGCTTGGTGTCTACACCGATGACGAGATGGTCGACATGGAGGAATCGAGCCGTTTCAGGAACGCTCGGAATGTCACCCCGCAGCAAATAATCGACCCGTTCTCAGACGACCCAATTCCCGCCCTACAGAGCCCCAAGGACGAGCAAGAACAGTCTTCCGCTGTCACGCACGACGGCGAGGCGTTTGACGCGTCCACGGGCGAACTGATGGAACAGACACAAGATACCGGCTCTCCTCCCTCCTCGGAGCCGGGTGCAGACGAGCAGTCCCCCGCTACGTCTGCGGAGGCTGATGAGACGCCCTCCTCGTCAGCCTCCTCCTCTTCTGACGCCGATCGGGAAATCCTGATGCGCTACGCAAAGGACGTCCTGCCCCTGGCCGGCAATCCGGAGACGAGCGGCGCGACACTTTCAGCGATCGAGAAAGGCTATGCCGGCGACGAGTTCACCCGACTGACGCCGGAAGGCAAGGAGAAGGCCAAGGCTATCTCCAGGTCGATGCGGGCAATCTTCAACAACGAGACCAGCCTGGATATCGCGATCGGGTTCTATGCCGAGGTGTTTGATTGCTCGGTTGAAGAATTGGGAGGCGCCAATGGTTGACCTCCTCAACGTGATTTTCTCGTCCTTCTGGACGTTCATCGGCACGGCGATCCTGCTTGGGATCGTCACCCGTGGCCTTGTCTCCCTGTTAGCCGTCGTGATTGCCTCTGGGAGGAATCCCAATGGCTGAGACGAAACACACTCCCGGCCCTTGGTCTGTTGCACCAAGGCGGCAGGTTCTGGCTTCTAACAAGCGTGGCTTGCTGGTGGCACAAGTCGCGACAGGTTCGGTCGCAAGTTCCATTGGCAGCGCTATTATCGATGAAGCCGAAGGCCAAGCCAATGCCTGCCTGATCGCGGCCGCCCCCGAGTTACTGGAAGCGCTTAAGGATTTGATCGACGACTTGGAGATCCGTTCCAAGAACGGCGTGGTTGATTGTAGCCACGGAGTTTACTGCAATGCCCGACAGGCCATCTCCAAAGCCGAACCCCACCACCCCCACACCGCAGAGAATGTAACGCAGGGATGGAAGAGCGAATGAACGTTGAATTGAAGCCCTGCCCGTTCTGCGGGAAAGAACCGAATTTTACCTCGGCCACAGACCTGAAAGACAACTTTGACCATGGGTTTACTATCTGGTGTGGCGAATGCGGCATCAAAATGGAAGATGAGTACCGTGGCGATGTCGCCGGTCGTTGGAACAGGCGATTTCTGTTTGATTCCTTGGAAGATGAAAAGCAGCGCATTATCGCCGAAGCTGAACGACTGCTCCAGACGGTGGAGCGATTCGAGGTAACGGAGCCTTACGGCTACGTCTTCCAGCACGAAGAAACGGGTCTTCAACAGGTTGTTGAAGTCCATCAGGTCGAGTCGGGATTCGAAAAGAATAACCCTCGCTGGCAGCGGATAGGGCCTGTGTATCTCCGGCCACAGTCAGCAGCCGTGAGGGATGAGACAACGGCGCCCGTTCATAAAGTCGCTCTGTCGCGAAACCAAGCGGCGGCTCTTTCAGACTACGTTACCAAGAAATACGGCAATCAATTTGAGCCAGACGATTGGCTGGCGTATTGGACTGATATCAGTTCTTTCATTCTCGGCCAAGTCGAGGCCTCCCCGCCGGAGGGCTCAGAATGATCCGCGCAATCGTATGTGGTGGCCGCGACTACTCCGATAGGAACGCTGTTTTCGCTGCCCTTGATGAGCTTCGCCCTGATGTAGTCATTCAGGGTGCAGCCAAGGGAGCCGATGCGCTGGCATTTGAATGGTGCCGGGTGCGCCACGTCGAATGCTGGAACATTCCAGCCGACTGGAAGACGCACGGTAAAGCCGCTGGCCCGATCCGTAACCGCCGCATGATTGAGGAATACCGGGCAAATCTGGTCGTGGCCTTCCCCGGAGGGACTGGCACCGCTGACATGATCCGGCAGGCCGAGGCGGCGTCAATCAAGGTGCTCCGCTACCCACCGCCCGCAGAGAGGGCCCCAGCCCTCCTCAAAACGAAGGAGGGGTGAAGCAATGACAGATATCGTGAAGCTTTCGATAAAAACCGGCATGACGCTGGCTGGAACATACGCCTTCACCGAAGCTGACGACGACGGCGACTATGTCACATACCAAGATCACCTGAAGGTCATCGAATCCCTCCGCTCCAGAGCCGAGAAGGCGGAAGCGGAACTGTCACGGCGAACAGCAAATCCAGCCGACTATCGTTATTGGGAAGGCCGATATCGCGACGAAAAAGCGGATAACGAGCGTCTGGAGGCCGCATGCGAAAAGCTGGCGGCGGCGCTGGAGAGGCTCTGCGACTACTCAAACGCGGAATACGTGCCGAACATCCTGTTCGAGTTGGCCTCTGACGCCCTCTCCGAGTATCGCAAGGAGGTGTCCGAATGAGTTTCCTCCTCAAGCGCTACCTCGTGAGCGTGACCGGCTTCCCGGCGCATCCGTACGACGCGCACTCTCCGGCTGCGGCTCGGGTTAAAGCCTGGCACGCCTACTGCTCCTATCGTCATTGCTCGTTCAAGGAGTTCATGACGATCAGCAGCATCAAGCGCGGGGAAGATCCAACAGGGTACGGGCGTCCGATTCTGGTCAGCGGGAAACAGGCTCACTGGGTCGGCGCCGACGCCCAATATGTGCGGTTTGTCAAACCTGGCGAAACTCAGACGCTCATCTCCCATCCCCTCGACGTTCAGGAGGTGGCCGATGCCGATCCGCGCTGACCGTATGAAGCTCTATCCAGGTGGCGGAACGCATTCGAAGGAATGGAAGGCGTTTCGTCAGTCCATCCTCGATCGCGCCGGGAATGCCTGCGAAGGTACGCCGCAGCATCCGGACTGCCGAGCCGAGAACCGCGGCATCCATCCAGAGACCGGCAGCAAGGTCGTTTTGACCATTGCTCACATGGATCATGACGAAAGCCATGCCGATCCCGAGCGCTGCCGAGCACTTTGCCAGCGTTGCCACCTGAAATGGGATGCCAAGCACCACGCGGCCAATGCCGCTGTCACACGCCGCCGCAAGGCTCCTCAGATCGACATGGAGGACTTCCTCAATGCGAACGGTTGAAGAATGGCGCGGCCGCACCGACGACAGCATGCCGACTGACGCATGCAAGGACCGAATCCTGCGCAAGCAAGGAGATCGGTGCGCGTTGACCGGCCATGAGTTCCGCCCCGGTGACAAGATCGAGTTCGATCACATCACGCCTCTTTGGCTCGGAGGCGAGAACCGGGAGAGCAATCTCCAGGCTGTCTTGTCTGACGCTCACAAGGGAAAGACCAAGACCGAGGCGACCGTGCGCGCGAAGGTCAACGCCAACCGGTTGAAGCATCTCGGCGTCAAGTCGAAGTCTGGCGGATTCCAGAAACGGTTCAAAAAGAAGATGAACGGCGACATCGTCGACACCAGAACTGGGGAGATTGTGAGCCGATGACCAGAGCAGCTTTCCGCCAGGCAGACATGGAACGGATCTTCCGCGCCGCCAAGAGCGAAGGCATGGCCGTGACGATCGATATTAAAACGCTGGTTGTTACCGCTATCCCCGGAATCCCCAAGCCGGAATTGCTTGACACGACCACCGGAGGCGGCGGCAAGGTTCCATCGGGCAATCTTGCCCCTGATGGAAAGGAAGACTGGGATGAGGACT